GGATTGGAGGTCGCGAACGCCCCCGCCGCGCCCGAGGCCACATAACCGATCGACCCCCAAGCCACGCCCGAGCCGGTATCGGCGACCGTGTCATAGGAGGTCAGGCCGCGAATGCGGCCCGTGGCGCCCGCCACAAACTCGGCGTTTTCGAACCGCCCCAGCTTGTCGGCGACCTTGGCGCCAAGCCAGGCTTCGACATTGACCGCCGCATCGTCCAAGAGCTGCTGTGTCGCCTTCGGTTCCGTGTCGAGCCAATAGGTCGGGATCGTCCATTTGCCAATCTGCGGCGTCGACACGTCGGACCCCTGGGCGGTTTCCCCGGCATAGCCGGCGCCCGCTTCGTCCGTATCCTCGACCCCCTCCAGGCTGTCGGTCGTGATCGCCTGAATGCTGGCGATCTGGCGCATGGGCGAAGTTTCAAAGATCTTGGTCACGATCCGCCCCGAAATATCGGGCGTCACGAAATAGCCACCGTCAGGATCGGAGCCGGCGGACATGACCTTGACCTCGGCCGCGTCCATGCCCTTTTCGCCGTTGCGCAGGAACGTGTCCTGCGCCTTGCGGTAAGCATCATAATCGTCAACCGACAAGCCCTCGAAATGCCGGCCACGGGCCGAGGCGCTGCGCTGCAACACCTTTTCGAAGTCCTGGCGGCGCACGTCGGCCGCGCTTACATCGCGGCCCTGTTCCAAGCTGGCGCGGTTCATGCGCGCCTCCAGGTCCTCGCGTTCCTTGCGCTCGGCCGCGATTTCGGTTTCCAGGCGCGCCTTTTCTTCCAGCGCCTTGTCCATGTCCGTTTCGATCTTGGCCAGCTTGGCCTCGGTCGCCGCGTCGTGCGCCTTCAATTCCTCGGCATGGGTCGCCTTGAATTCCTCAAACGCCACGCCCTGCTTGTCGATCAGGGCCTTGATTTCTTCGAGCATCCGGCTCGCTCCTATTTTAGGTTTTCGATATTGCGGCGGATCACGTCCGCCAGCGCCGCGAAATCCTGGTCGCCAGGACGATCGGCAGGAGATGGCGCAGCGTCGCGCGGCGCCCAGGCTTTGAAGCAAGAAACGGCTTTAACCGCTTCCGTCCGCGAAAAACCTGCGTCGCGCAGGCCCGCCTCTAAATCGCGTAGATCCTCGGGCGCCAGGTCGGCGAGGCTTTTCACCGCCGCGACCCGCGCCTGGCCATTCGCCGGGAATGTCACCAGCGAAATTTCCATCAATTCCAGGTCGGTCAAGGTCCGGTCCGGCTCGTCCGGCTTCGTCCCCATCACCGCCGATTTCGTGCGAAAGCCGATCGACAGGCCGGTCAGGGCCGGGCGCGGCTTGATGCGTAGCAGCTCATAGGCTTCCTTGCCCCGCGGCGTCGGCGCCAGCTTGCCCTCCACATAAAGGCCCGTCTCGTCCTCGGACAATTCGGTCCAGACCCCGACGGGCATATTGTCGCCGCCGCCCATATATCCGCCGTGCTGGGAAAGCATCGCCGGCCATTGGCCGCCCTTGCGCCGCGCCTCTTTCAGCGTGCGCTTGAACGCGCCCGGCGCGATCACGTCGCCATAGCTATCGACATTGCCGAACACGGCCCCGTAGCCCGAGAATGTCATGGCGTCGGCTTCGTCGTCGTCGCCGTCGAATTTAATGCCGTCGAGCGCCTGGAATTTATGCTCCATCGCTGCCGTCCTCCTGGCTTGGCGGGCCGGCCGGATCGGCCCGACGCGGCAGCGTGTCGCCGCCCTCGATCGGATTCAGATCCTCAAGCCCGCGTATTTCGTTTGGCGTCATCCAGCCGTCGCCGCCGCCTGCGCCCAGCGCCCGCGTGTAAAACTCCGCCCGTTCCTTCGAGGCGCCGCGCATGAGCGCGTTCGGCGTAAAGCGCACATAAAGCCCGGCCGCCCGGTCGGCTGGCGCCAGCAGGCGCGCCTCGGCCGATTGCTCGATGCGCCGATACCAGGGCGCCAGCGTATGCACGACATGATGGATAAAGATGCTTTCGGTCGCGGCCCGCGCCGCCATGTCGGCGGGATGGCCGACCATCAGCGGCATGACCCTGAAAGCCCGACAGATTTCTTCGATTTGATGCTTTCGGGTTTCCAGCAATTGCTGATCGACGCTGGACAGCGTGAACGGCGTATAGGTAGCGCCCCGGTCCAGGATCAGCGGGCGATAACTGCCGGTCTTGGCGGCCTCGCCGTCGAACCATTCGCGCAAATGATCGTAACGTTCCTTCGACATGCTTTCCGCGATCGAAAACAGGCCGCTGGTTTTCGCGCCATTCTTTTGGAAATCGGCCTGGCCTTGCTCCAGGCTGATCGACAGGCCGATCGCCTCCCGCGCCAAATCGGTCGCCGGCATGCCAAGCCAGCTATTCCAGCTTGGGCCGCGTAGATGCCAGATCGCCTCGGCCGGAAATGTCCGAACCTCGCCGCTGCCCTCGCCGCGCACCTTGTAGGTTAAGGCGCCGCCGCTCGCGCGCTCGACCGTCACCAGGCCCGGATCGATCGGGATCAACTCCCGCACCGTCCGCTCGCTGCCGACGCGGTTGATAAAGGCGAACGCATTGCCGGTAAGCACCAGATGCAGCATGAGCGTTTCGCGGAATTCGAAACTGGTCTGCCACGGGTTAGGCTTCAGCGTCAGGGTTTCATGCAGGCCATGGTCGGCCGCCACATGGCGCGCCGCGCCGTCGCGGCGATAGACCCGAACCGGGATCTGCGCCACGCCGTCGGCCAGGACGCGCACGCACGCCAGCACGGTCGCCACGGCCAGCGCCGTTTCCGGCGTCACCGATGCGCCTGAGCGCGCTTGCCGCGATCCATATATCTCGCGGAACAATTCTAGGCTGCTCATTTTCCGGTCGGCCGCCGCGGCCCCCGTGGCCGCCGTGGCCTCCGCGATCCGTCGCCAGAACCCGCCCGCCATTATGCCGCCTCCCAGAACGAGACGTCGCCGCCTTCGCCCGCTTCGCCGACGCCGACCGCCATGATCGCCGCGACTGTGCCGTCGATGCGGCCGGTCGCCTTCGCTTTGGTCGGTTTCATGTTTTCGGCCGCATCTTCCTCGACCGCCGTGTCGCGGGCGTGCCGGCGGGCGACCGGATGCGCCCCATGATTCAGCTTGCCCGCTAGAACGATTTCTTCCAGCTTTTTGGTCGGGCCGGTCATCGACGCGAAGCCCTGGCCGAATCCCACCATGTCGACGCCGTCATCCGCCAGGCGGGTCACCAGGCCGACGGAATTCCAACGGTCATGGGCGATCTGGCGGATATTGAAGGTCTTGGAATCTTCAATGATCTGATCGTAAAGCACATCATAATCGACGACGTTGCCGGGCGTGAAGGTCATAGCGCCGTCATCGCGCCATTGCCGATAGGGCGCCCGGTCGCGCCGCTCGCGCTCGACGATATCGGCGGAGCGCAGGCCCTCGGGCAGAAAAAACCGCCATAGCATAAACCACGGCTCCAGCCGCGACGGCGGCGGAAACGCCAGGCACCAGGCCGTCGTGTCCGTCGTCGACGACAGGTCGAGGCCGCCCCAGCATTCCCGGCCGGCCAGGATGCGCGGCAGCTCGTCCCGCCAGGCGAAGCCGTCGCGGCCGCCGCAGGCGTCCCAATATTCCATATTGAAAAAACGATGATCGCTTTCGGTCCAGTCGTTCAGGCTGTAGCGGCGAAAGCGCAATTCCTGCCGTGGGGATTCCTCGGCCTTGGCGGCCTGGGCGGCCAGGAAATCGGGCTTAACCGAGACCCCGTAATTCGGGTTGGCGGCGGCCCAGGCGTCCGGGTCGCGCCAGTCCTCGCCGTCCTCCAGGCCCCAGATCGCGACCAACATGGTCGGGTCGTCGATCTCGCCATCGACGACGCGGCAAGCGCGGTCGTGCAGCTCCCAGCCGTAGCCCTCGCCGAACACGCCGGCGGTCGTAATGTAGACCATGAGCGGCTGCCGGCGCGCCCCCATGCCTTCCTCCATGGCTTGGGCCAGGTCGCCCGACAGCCATTCGTGCGTCTCGTCGCAGATGCCGAAATGCGGATTGAAGCCTTGCTTGCCCGTCGGCTTGGCCGAGAGCGGGGCGAGGCGGGCCTGCAGGCCCGGGCAATAGATCGAATCCTTGTAACCGACCAGCTCTTGCGCCAGCGCCGGCGGGGCCAGGCCGACCATGCGGGCCGCCTTGTTGAATAGGATTTTCGCCTGGGCTTCATTGACCGCCATGCAATAGCCCTGGGCGACCATCTCGCCGTCGGCGACCAGCAGCAGCAGGGCGATCGCGGCGGCCAATTCCGTCTTGCCGTTCTTCCTCGGCACCTCGACATAGAGGTCGCGGAACAGCCGCGTGCCGTCGGCGCGCTTCCAGCCGAACAGCGGCCGGATGATCCGGTCCTTTTGCCAGTCGGCAAGCATGAACGGTTCGCCCGTCCATTCGCCTTCGGTCAGGCGAATATATTTCTCGATGAATTCGACGGCCGCGTCGGCGGCGGCGTCATCGTACCAGGCCCCGAAGGCGTCCGCCCCGGCGGGCGGAAGGCTAGTGAACTTGCGCGGCACGGCCAAGCAGTCCCAGCGGCGATTCCGACGGACCCGCCGGCGCCTGCGCTTCGGCCGGGCGCGGCGAGGACGCCGCGACGGCCGACTGGCTCAAGCGATACATGATTTCCTGGCGCGATCGGGGCGACAATCCGATCCGATCCTCTAAGGCTTCCAGGCGCATTTCGATCGCCTGGCGCACCCGAAACGCCGGATGC